TGACCTACCGCCACCTGACCCTACGAATGGATAATGTGATGTGGTGTGAGGACTGTTATAGTTATGCAACGGTGCTACACCTGAAAGAGATGTTGGTAAGTGCAGTACCGGCAACGCTGGCTATGCTGGCAACAACTAAGATAATGTCTATCTTGGATAAGAAAAGGAGAAAGTAATGAAAGTATCAGACGCAATCAAAATGATGGAGACAAACTACAAGCCTGATGATGAACTTGTAATCCTATGGTGGGATAGGGATTGGGTTGAGAATTCACTTGACCCTACTATCTTGAATGAGGAAGAATGGAATGAGGCTATCGCCCTAGCCGATGGAGCAGTAGGCGAAAGCGAACACTTGCAGAGCCGTATCGGTGATGTGATTACAGATGTAGTAAATGAATACTTAACACAAGGAGAGAAATAATGAGTAAGCAGATTCACTTGGTAGTGGTGTGGGATAGCGAAAGCAAGGAATTCCACGTTGAGATGGAGAGCAACGAAATTTACTTTGATAATGGTGAAGTATGGAACGAGGCTACTGCACAATGGGAAGTAGCGGAGTACGACTTTTTGGAGAGTGCGATAATGGCACTTGACGGGCTGGTGCGTAGTGCTGGAAAAGTAGAGATTGAAGGGAGCAACTAATGGAGTTGAACACAATGAAGTATCTGGGCAAAGCGTACTTGACGGTGGAGTATGAGGTGACTAACGACCTGATGCAAGAGATACGGGATTCCTACGATACTAATTTCCCGTCAGAGGAAATGGTGTTGGAGTTTTTGCAAGACCGCTTTATCGGCAACGGGACTTACGACACATCAGCAACAATGACCTACGACTGGGAATGGGTATGACGTTCACCGATGAGTTTGTAGAAGTCTGTTTTATCTGCCTACGGAGCGTGGAGTGGGGTACGGGACTGTATGTAAACCGTGTCCCCGCCTTTAGAGCGCCTGAAGAGCCTAATGCCTATATATGTGCAGACTGTGATGTGGTGGACGAATGACTACCTACCTATCAGTCACGGGATTCTTTAGGTTCGCCTGTGAGCCGTGCCGTGAGACTGGCACCTGCACCTTTGGGTGTGGACGGGAGCCTGATACGCTCTGTGCGCCTTGCTACGGCAAGGCTTACCCTACGGGATATCAGCCCGTTATCGGTATCGAAGATGAGCCGGAGTTGCTATGCGATGAGTGTGAGGATTTGTTCTAATGGAGAATGAATACCGAGTCACCTTTGTGTACCCCTATGTGACCATCAGCACTACGGTGTGGACTGCCTCTGAAGATGAGGTAGAGATTAGGGATATCGCCTTACGAACGATTGAGAGCGAAACCGGATTCACGGTTGAGGCTGCCGATTGGGAAGTAAGGGGCTGGGCACTCACCTCTGACTAACCACCGGCTACTCTGTGAGATGTGGCAAGGGTTCGTAAGCCGTCTAATCGGGCTTGTGTGGCTCTCAAAACATCTCGCAGGGTAGTTAGGTTGTTGGTGGCGATAGTGCTGGTAAGACGCAGTTCTGAGGTTTGAGCGTTGGCTAAGTCCTCCACCTGGTCTATCGTGACCTTAGAAAGAGCCGTAGCCCGTGCTTTTAATCGGGATTGGCTGAACGCAGACTTGTAAGCGTTATCTGCCCTAGCCTGTTCTATGGAAGCGGAACGGATTTCCTCTACAAGACTTTCTAGGTCTGATAGGCAACGCTCTATTTCGTTATGGATTTGTACGGGACTAAGCATTAGTTTCCTTTAGTAGTAGGAGCAATACATCATATGGGATTACAACATAACTTTCGGACACGCCCTTGCCACGCTTTTTGACTAGGCACGCCCCGAAACGGGTCTTGGCATTGACCATCTCAACCTTGAGTTCGGACAGGAAGGTGGGTAGGTCTATCTTGGCGTGGTTCTTAGCCTCTATCGTCCACCCCTCTAGCCCCCTGATATCGCCTCTATCGTCTTGTCTGCCAGCCCCGTACATACGCTCTGCCTTTGGGAAGCCAGCCTCGTTGAGAGCCTTTACGATGTCTCGCTCGTACTGTGAGCCTTTGGCTTTGTTCTTAGTTGTCATTGTGGTCTTTCTCGCAGGTGTGCCGGAGGGTAGCCGGTAGTGGACAGTCGTACTTATCCCGTATCCCTTTCGCCAGCATTATGTCTAGTTCTGAGGCTGTTGCCGTGAGCATAAATCCGTGACGGGTTGCCCAATCGGGGTGAGCCGTGAGCCAAGAATGGCAGTTGCGACAGAGCGATGTGTACAAATCGGGAATGAGGTGTGCCCCTGGTTTGCGCCCCCTGGGAATAATCTCGTGAACATCTACCGCCGTGAAGTCACAGCCGACACCTAGGAGAGATGCTTCACAGAACGGGATTAGGTCTAACTGTGCTTTCACAAGTTCACGACGGACAGGAGCCTCCCGCCTACGCTTCTTGCTAACGGGATTGAGTCCCTTAGTTCGTTTGAGTGGAGTTCGCTTCACGCCGTTTACGCCTTATCCTATCACGATTGCGGAATGAAGTTCCACCCCACCAGCCCTCTTCGAAGTTGGCGATGGCAAACTCCCTACAGTCGTCCATAATGGCGCAGGTCTGACAGACAGCCTGAATGTCGGGGTCGGGGTCAATCTCTTGGAAGGTGTCGGGGTCGTACCGCACGAACAAGTTGGGGTCTAGCCCCAAGCACGCTGCCAAGTCTCTACGCATATACTAGTATTGTACTAGCATTTGTAGAGATTGTCAATCATTTAACTCCAAGTAGCCAAGACCGTCTGACTCCCACTCAGCCTCGTTGCCTACACGCATATAGACTAGGCACGGGTCGCCACCCTGCTCAAAGGCTTCGCCTTCGGAGTCAGCGATAGGGCCTCCATCATGGGTTTCACAGAATGGTAACGAGGCATAGCCTTGGTCCACCCCGTAGCGAATCCATTGTTCTCTGGTCAGGTTAATAATCTTCATTACCAGCCTCCTTCACAGCCGTTTTGGTCAGGCACATATCCACTGCTGTTAATACGGGTAGCGATATACACTTGCTCTTCCTTACTTGCCAAACCTGGATGCGGCGCAAATTGTAGCCCGCCATATTCTTCCCAGACTACTCTGGATATCCCTAGCCCACCTGCGAAGGTCAAACCGCTCATCTTCCAATCGCCGTGGGTTTCGCACCATGCCACCTTCTCCCATTTCGATACGGTTAGTGAATCCACTAGAGTTGTTGATGTAGTTGAAGTAATCGCCAACGCTGGGGGCGTAGGACCGGTAGTAGGTCGGCTCTGGGTGTGCGAGGGCATCACAAACAGCACAAGGCTGGTGATTATTGCTGTTATGAGTTTCATTAGTCACCTACAATCTCCAATTTGGGTGCTTCTGGTTCCGGTACGGGCACAAGGGGAGCCAACTTGTCGGCTAGGTCCTTGTAGATAAGTCGCTCTGTCTCTGGTAGCCGTGTGTCGTGGGCCGCCCAGAGTAGGGCATTGATGATAACAATTAGGGCATCTGCGTTAAGGCTGAACATCAGGCTCCTTTTGAAATGAAGTTAGTTTCTGTTTGTCTGACGGACAACGATGTACTACTTCTGTGGCTATCGCTGTCACAATTTGCTTACAACGTGGGCACTTCCATTTGACCTGTCTCACTTACGCAACCTTTCACTTAGCACTCTGGCTAGTTCCAACTTTAGCGGATTGCTCCTTACTTCTGATGGAATGTAAAGCGCATAAACCCACTTAAGCAACGGGTCTGGTGATGAGGCTGCCTTGAGAGCCTTGGTCATATAAATCATAGGCAGGTGTCCGGTACGGATAGCCCTGTCTGTAGGGATTTTGTCAGTCTCTTTTGTGTGCCAACGATGGGCCTCGTCCACTACACGGGCTAGGTCATCCAACTTAGCCACATCTTCAGGGCCACGATAGTAGGTGGGGTGCTGGTAGTGGGCCAAGATAGCGGAGGACCACGCTAAGGATAGTTCTACGGCTTGGTCCTCAAACAACGTACCGTAGCACTCCACTAGGCGTGCCCGCTCCCACGATGACTGCGAACCGTCATGGCTGTCCTCGCCCTCTACTTCTACCCGATACAGGGAAGCAGGGAGAAAGCGCCACGGGATGTTCTCGCAGACGTGAGAGCCGGGGACTACTTGCCAGCCCTTCTTGTGGACGATGGGGCTAACGACTGTCTCAGTCCACTCCCCGATTTCCATAGGCCACTGACGACCATTGATTATCTCTTGGTGTTCGTCATTCAGCCAAACATAGTAAGCCATTATTTCTCTCTTTCTAGATTCATTATCTCATCTCGCAAATCGTAGATTTCGTCAATGAGCCACATGAAGTCATCTGTAGTCATACGGTCAATCCCTCGCTCTGCGATGTCCTTTACTCTATCAATCATTCTGTCACCTCCACGACATTGTAACTTGCGCTTGTGCCCGTCCATTTGTGTGATGCCTCAAACGCTAGGGCAATACGCTGACGTGCCGTTAGACCATCGTTCGAAGTGTAGAGGGAACCAAGGGCAAACTGTGACCCACTGCCGATGGCGTGGTAGTCCCCCCAGATTTCCACATGGCCCAAGTCCGACTGAATCTCAAACCACTGACCGCTATAGCCAATCAGAAACGAAGTGTCATCGTTCTTGAAGTCTGCCTCTCGCCATGCTTCAGCGATAGCGGTTGTCATGTCAGTGATGTTGCAGTCAGGGCCATCCACCTCAAGGCTATTTACAGCCTCTACAGCAATCTCCCCACCACGCCAAGAGCCAGCAAAGCCAATCACTACGCTGTCGCCTAGTCGGTACACCTTGGGCGTTAGGGATACAACGTTGGTAGCCCCGTCACTGGCAACCTTGTCGCCAGCCAGCACCATCGTGCGCCCGTCTGTAATTCCTATAATCGTTGTCATTGAAACTTCCTTGGTATTTGTCCCAGATAACGGAACTGTTGGTTATCAGGTGTGAACTTATCACCACAGATGCAGAACACCATATCAGGGCCTACTTTGGATAGGTTGATATACCATTCGTGCTTGTGGTCCACTACTACTTTGACCATTAAAACGCTTCATGCCCCTCTGGTACGACGTTGTTCAGTTCGTCAATCCATGCGGAGGCTTCCTGAGCAGTAAGTTCCTTTTCGGCCTTACCCCAACGCTCAATAACTTCTACCTTGATTTCCTTACCACGCCCCTTAAGGATGGCGTACAAAGCCTTGCTCTGAGCCTGTGTGATTGCGCCAGCCTTGGTTTCGTACTGTGGCTTGTCGGCCTTGGGAGCGTAGGTGCGCTGTGCCTGTGGCTGACTAGCGGCGTTACCGTCATCGTCCACATCTGCAACCAGACCTAGAGCCGCCATGTAGGAGTACCGGCGTGCATAGGTGACTGCCGAACCCTGACCCTGTGGGTCGTCCTTAATCAAGTGCAACTTCATCGTGTGAGCGATGTACTGACCTGAAGAGTGGATGAGGTAGGTCATCAGCGCATCGTTGCCGTTGTCATCTACGGAGATGAACTGGCTCACGGCTAGGCCGTACTTTGCGAGGACCGGCGTAGCGGTCTTGACTACCTCTGGCAGTGCGGCGTAAGACGACTTGAAGAAGGGGTTTGTGCTGTCCTTGGGGACTGCGGAAAACTCTCCTTGCGCCTTAGCAAGTGCGGCTGCTAACTCGTTGATTTGTTCTGACTTCATTACTTGTCCTTTCGATTGTTAATGGTTACGATACCACTTCCGTCTGCCACGCACAAGTCTTTGTACGAGCAGTAGTCACACTTCCAATATGGGCGTGCGGCTTCGGGGTCAATAGGCAAAGGAACACCGTTGTCATCAGGGATTATGCGCCCTGCGATTTGGTCTAACTTAGCCATAGCGACTATCTTCTTCATGCGGGCCATCTCGTCCTTGGCGAGAGGGAACCACACGTCAAAGGGGATGTGCCACTCAGCAAGTACCCGTCCAAAGTCATCAAGACCTGCGGCCCTGCCAACACCCTTAGAGATACCCTCTAGTGAGATGTGGCCGATAACGATGGTGTGGCAGTTGTTGGCAAAAGCGTTTATAGCCGCCTGCAAGAGAGCGGTACGGCGTGGGCCTTCTGGGTTCTCAAGTATCTTCTTCTGCTTCTTTAGGCCGATGGACTTCTCAAAAGAAAAGCCACCCATAGTCTTGAGTTCGTACAAGACCCTCTTACCGTCCCAGTCGGGGATAACAGCAGTGATAACTGACCCGTCAAATACGCCGTCAGCGTGACCGGATACCATCTCAGCAACCTGAGACTTGTTTTCAATGGTGGCTCCGGGGAACCTACGCCCGATAGCGTCCTGTACCCATTCGTGGATTTGCGTACCAAGGTGAGTGACCCACACAGAGGGGGCATCAAATGTATTGCTTGCCTCGTACCCCAGTGCCTGATAGGAGAGCGCCCTAGAGCAGTCACCGGCTGATGAGTATCGAAGGGGTGTGTCGAAAGCAGTTGGCTTAGGACCTCTCTCTTCGTTTTCCTTTACTAACTCTCGCAAGAGTGAGTCTGTAAATACTGGCGCTACTGGGATTTTCCAGTCCATAACGCCCCCTTTCATTGTCGTGCCACACTATACACGGTGGCTATGACATTTGCAAATTGGTGGGAGCCTGCCGGGGACAGAAGGAAAGAGAGTAACTTCTTCCCCGGCGGCTCAACCGTGGCAACTGTGAAAGGAGATAAACAGTGCCACCGCTATTGTAGCACACAACAGATACACGCTGTAACGGGCACTTTGTATACTGGTATTACTGTAGCAGAGCGGGATACTTCTTGTCAAGAAACTTCTGTAGGGGCATACCCTCATACCTACGGCACAAGTAGTCCAGGCTGATAAACATAGGGTCGTAGGACCCGTCACGGACTTCGTGCTTGACAATGATTCCTCGCCAGTGGGCATTACCCTGCGGACCCTTGTAGTCCTCATCGTGCAGGTAACAGGCTCCGGCTACTAGGCCGTGCTGTGACTTGCCAGCCACGAACCTAAGTCCGTACATAAGGGTCTGCTGGTGGCCCATAGTAAAGGTATGCCCAATAGTCTTGAGGCGTGACTCTACGTTGCCACCGAAGGGCTTGCCCGTCATCGGGTTGTAGAAGAAGTGGCTGTAACCCACCCCGTCTAGCCACAGGATTTCCTTAAAGGGCACTACGTCCCATCCGGTGCGGGCATAGTTGAGGTCGTCTGTAGAGATGACACCCTCTAGTTGGGCATCCCCTTCTACTGCACGATTGATGCGGTCCTCATGGTTGCCTAGCAGGATGTGGCGCTCAGGCTTCCATGCTGCATGCTTGGTCTTGCGCCGGTTAGCGTTAAAGTCCTCCATAGCCTTATTGAGGATTGCCCAGGCAGAGTTGGCTGCTTGTATGTCTGCGGTGTAGCGCCTTCCCTCCATAGACTTCTTGCCCTTGTCGTACATGGATAGAGAGGGCATATCTGCGTGGTCGCCAAGGTGGATAATCTTGACGGGTTTGTCATGGAACTCATCTACAATGTATTGCCCAATCCACTTTAAGTGGTCTGTCGGCACGCCCTCTTTAGCCTGAGTATCAGGAATGATGATGTGGGTATTTGGGTGGAGTTGCAAGTGACCTCCTTTGGTCACTCTATTCTACACGCTAAGAGCGATTGCGTAGGCTATTTCCGAGGGAGTTACAGTATATAAATCAGGCCATCCCTGGGTGCCCTTAAAGCCTGCATACATGAGGCTGGCGGCTGTCAGCCCGGAGCAAATCCAAGTCCCCGTCCGGCGTAGGCAAATACGGTCTGGGAGTAGAAGGTCAAAAGCGCAGGAAACGATAGACGTATAGCCGTAGGCGGAACCCACCTGACTGCGGGCAAACTCTAGGAACTGGTCTGAATCAATAGACAGTGGCAGTTCCACTACCTTGTACTGCCCACCTGGGGCGATAGATTCTAACTTTTTGTCGTTGGTAACACCTGCGGCTTCTGCCTGAATGACGTACCATTCACCGTCCACTTCACGGTCAAGAATGGCAACGTGGTTATACTTGGCATAGACTTCGCCAATGTCCTTACGCTGTGCCCATCGTATAGCAGCGCCGATGATTCCTTTGCTGGTGCAGAATACTAAATCCCCTGGCTTCACTGCTGGGATTCCTGTCCTTTATGGTAGGAGATGTGCTTCTCTAGTTCGTGCTGGGTTTCCGTAACCATACTCTCAATACGGTCCACAGCATCACGAAGACTGGTGCCGGAGTTGGGCTTAAGTTCGTGACGAATCTTCTGCCAGAGCAAGCGACCTAGCCATGCCGTTAGAGCGAGGGCAGGAGCCGTAGCCGTGGAATAGTTAGCCATATCTGCCCAAGACATAGCGGCGGTCATGCGGTGTAATCAATCTTAGGCCACTTTTGGGTGGTGTCATAACGATAATACGTCACGGGCCTGTGGTCGTCAGTAGCCCTGCAGAAACTTGGGTCCCCTTCTTTCCCAAGGCTAACAAGAAGTGGGTTCTTAAGGTCCTTCTGGACTACCACAGCAACGTGTTGAGTGCTGAGGGGCTTGCCCACGTTAAAGATTGCCAAGTCACCTGGGCGTGCCAGTGCAGCGAGTACCCGCCTACCGTTGCGGGATAGGGTGTCAGTGTTGCCCCAGCCGTTGTAATGATACTGACCACCGTTAGGGTCGCCAGCACCGGCTACCCGATAGCAGAGAGCCGCAAAACTAGAGCAGTCGTACTTCATCACCTTGGTAATGGCGTACTGAACTGGGCGGTACTGCAGGTAGTGAAACCGCTTCTTGTTGTGGACGGCACATACTGCGAACCAGCCGATGTCGTTTGCTACGTCTTGCTTTGCCATTAGTTGAGTCCAATCACGGTTAGGTTAATAGTAGAAAGGGTCCCTGATGCGCCAGTATTCTTGGATGCGCTGGCAGTAATGCTGCCACCAGTGCTTGTCACAAAGGATGTAGTAATGTACTGAACCCAGTTAGCAGTACCAGGGTAGGATTGGCTAACAGTTTTGCCACCAGCAGAAAGTGTGACAGCACCAGAAGTAAAGCCGGTAGCGGGTTGCGTGAGCGTCACGTCTGCAAGAACAAGGTAGTTAGCAAATCCGCTAACCGTGTAGGTAGTCGCACCTGTCCAGACGTTAGAGGCATCTACCCATGTAGGTGCTGCGCCAGCACCCTGAGTAGTAAGCATCCTGCCAGCAGTCCCCGCCGCTAGACGGGCTAGGGTGTTGGCACCATTACCATAAAGAAGGTCGCCCTGAGCAGCCACTAAGCCTACTGTCTGGGTGACAGTGTAGTTGGCTTCGTCAAGGTCGGTGGCAGTCATCACGACAGCAACGGGGCCAGCAGCGTCATGGCTCTTGGCTCCGGTACCATCTACACCACGAACTACGTTGTAAAGAGTGACAGTAGTTTCAGTCCATACAGGGGCAGAGGTTTGAACTGGGACGTAAACCTTTTCTTCATTCTGACCGCCGTAGTCCAAGGACATAAAGAAGCCGTAGGAAACGCCAAGGCTGTCCCACGAACTGTTGGTATTGGCTAGGACTATCGTAGTGGTAGCGGTGTCTAGGAAGTTGCTAAGACTTGCCTGCGTTGCCCCTCCATCGTAGGAGTTTCTTGAATATGCGGTGCGTGCCATTATTATATTTTACCTTCTAGTTGGTGGGTCTTGGGTTGTAAGTAAAGCCGTTTACGGTTTTCATGGAGACAACCAAATTTCCACGGTATCCACCCTGGAAATTGTCTCGCCGTTCTGAGGGAAGCCACGTTAGGTCGTCAATAAGAACGTCTGCGTAGAGTGGCCCTTCGGTATAGGCAATCGTTCTTGTCTGCCTGCGGATGTTGTCTAAGTACAGGTACTCAACATATGGGTCGTAGGTGTAGATAGTGCCGTTCACATCTACCACGTCAGACAGTTGGATAACCTGCGTAATCCTTGTTTCCGTGGAGATGGTGGGCGTAGCCTGGAGGGTCCAACGGGTCACAGTGGACGATTGCGTGACTCCTGCCAGGGTCAGACGGACGTTAAAGTATTCACCACGCTGGTTAGGAGTGACAGGAAACACGGTGCTTTGCGCCGGGGCGCTCATCGTAGCCACATCCACAAAGGAGCCACTGTTGTAGGACACTGCGGCGGTGACGTTACCGATACTTTGGCTGGTGTTTAGGTGGATAAAAGAAGCAATCTTGTCATCAGGGATACCGTAGGTAATGTGTCCACTATCTATGTAACCAGAAGTGACGTACTTGGTATTGTCTTGCGTGTAAAGGCCGTACTCAGCGCCGGAGGTGCTAGGGATGGACATAAGTGGGCCATTTGTAATTGGGTCCCAGTCAAGGGTCATGGCAGCGTTTCCGCCTGTCCAGTCAACCATTAGGTCTGAGGCGTAGGCCGGGGCCAAGGTATCTATGAAAGTAGAAATGTCCATGCGCCCGATACCCGTGCTGGCATCGTCATAGTCGTTCCAAGCAAAATAGACAAAGCGCCCATTGGCAGTGATGCCGGTAACGGGGTACTTGACTGGCTCTGTAATCGATGGAAGCAGTGGCCCGGATGTAAGATAGTTTCCCGTTCCTGGCTGAGTCATGCGGATGCCACGGTTAGTCCCCACAAACATGTAGTTCAGGTAGCCGTACAAAGCAGTTGGATACTCTCCATTAGGCAGGGGGAGTGCGGAGATAGGAACTGTCATGGTCCCATTGCCATCGTTGCTATACGTTGAATAGTAAACAGAGCCGTTGGAGTCTTTCCCGGAGGTCGAAGAATACCCTCCCATGTACACAGCGCCCTGTGCGTTCCCAAAGCAAGTCCATAAAAAGTTGTCGTCAGGGTGCGTCCATAAAGACGTTACTGTCCCACCAGATTTGACGTAATGTATGGTGGGTCCTACTGCCACTAGCAGTCTGTCTGCTTGCCAAGAAACGGCATAAGCGCCTACGGTATGTGTCAGGTTGGATGAGGTAGCGGTAGCGCCGATAGTTGAGTGGTAGATTTTTGTGACAGAGGACTTGGAACACCATACGTCACGCCCGTTTGATGTTATGTCGCTACATCCGGCAATACTGTTTGCCCCGTCTTTTAATTCCGCCCATGTTGCATAGTCTTGCGTAAAATAGCAACCTGTTGAAGTGATAACGTAAACGTAATTGTTCGCTTTGATAGCCTTGATAAGCGTGCCCGTGTAGCCAGTCTTTTTAACGGTGGCAGGCAAGGCATTAATTTGCCATCTGGTCCAGGGGTCAATGCCCTTGGAGCGATAGAAGCGGCTAGAGGTAGAGCCTTGACGGTCCAAGAACAACTGCCCCGAACCCATGCTCCAGTCGTTTTGTTCACGCCGCCACAGACCCTCAGTGTTTACTGTGCCTTCTCCGGCGATGTTGGTAAGGTTGATGGACTGGCGCTGCGAGGGGTAACTAGAGTGCTGAAAGTTGTTGCGCTGGTAGTCACGGTTAGTGTCCACGCCGTACCAACGCCCTGCGATAGACACGGTGAATACTCCCTGCGGGCTGGTGGGCAGGGTGTTCTTCAGCGAGTTAAAAGCAGCACCGCCTAGATAGGCGTTAGTAATATGGCGTGTTACCAAGAGCGCAACCTCACATTGTATTGGCGGGCGAGGCGGTCCCCTTCGGCATCAATGCGGGCCTGGCGTTCCATCTGAAGCGCACGGAAGGAGGCGTTGGTAGCACCGGCTGGTACGTCAGTAGCCTTACGGCTGTCCGGCTGACCTTCGATAAAGTTGCGCTTAATCTCACGGCTTTGCATCAACTTAATTTGTGCGCCAAGAGCAGGAAGGTCAATGGCGGTTGAGGGCAGGTTGGCAACCGTGAACGGGATTTGACCAGGCAACCTTGGGACGGAGCCGTGATAGTTGTATGGGGCATCCTCAGCACTCATGTTAAACAAAGGAGTTTTGGTAACATCATCAGTCAGGTTGACTAGTGGGACAAATGGTGCCGAGTACATAATGTACATAGGCAAGCCGGGCCAGCCCTGCTGATAGAACTGGATGCCCTGACCCGATGGGAAGATACTGTCAGCCGTTCCTGCGGAGTTAAACATCTGTCGCTGAACACGCCAGTCACGGATGGCAGGAAAATTGTGCGATGGTGGGGCGACACGGAAGTTTACCGATAGCACGTCAATAAAGTTGTTGGGCAAATCACCTAAGTCATAGCCCTGAAACACTGGGTTGTATGTAATGCTGGCGCTGTCCACACGGAATAAGCCATTGCTAGGGCTAGAAAGGTCACGCAAGTCATCGTTGATTGCCACGCCGATATCGAACTTAGTGAACTTGGGGTTGACATAGACGGTAGCACCTGATTGATGGTCAGTATCTTTTGAGCCTTGGTAGCCACGGATGACTGTAGCGTTAGTGCCGTCCCAAGTCAAAACGTACATAATTTCTAAGTCAATAGATAAGTAGCCGCCTGGCGTTACCATGTTGTTCTGGACTCCGTTTAATGGAATCGTTGTAACGCCCTGATAAATATAATCTGCTGATATCGCCGTCATATCACGCTGGCCTGACAACAAACGGCGGTAAACTTTTTCGATTAAGTCATCAAAAGTTGCGCCAGAAGTTTTTGTAAAATTATCGTTGGTCATATCAAACCGCTTTCGCTCATAAAGGTCTTGCTCTCGTCAGCACGCTTGGCGATGTACTTATCCACAATTGTGCCGCTCTCAACTTCGTACTTGGTAGAGGCGTGGGACTCCAGTTGCGCTGCGCCTACCGTGGACTTAGGCTGCATACCCTCAGCACGCAAACGCTTGTAGGCTGGCAGGTCCTTCTCCAGTTGCTTCTCGTGAGCGTTGCGGGTGGCGGCATCGCTGCTACGGGTGGGCATGGCAGATGGCGAGAAGTTTACAGCGCCGTAGTATTTAGTTACAGCCCCCTCGCAGTTAGGGCAGGCAGTTAAAGTCTCATCACGGAAAGACTGGACAACCTCAAAAATCTTTTCTTCATTCTGGCAGATGTAGTCGTATCTAGGCATTAGTTGTATCCATTAGGTCAGCGTAAAGGGGGTGTTCCCTTATCATTTGGTTGGCAGTTTCCTGGTCAATGTAGGAAACCTCACCACCCCAGAATACTTGTTTAATGTGAGGGTCGAGGGTGAACGCTTGTGTCGTGCCATTCCAATAGGTGACAAAGGCGTACTGGTTGTCGGGGCTGTCGGTAATCCACGGGTAGGGGACGTTGGCGTTGCCGTTCTCAACAGTGGGGTAGTCCTGGACATAGGTGCCGTTGCTGAGTTGGAACACATTGACATGGCGATAAGTGGGGGCGTAGTGACGGAACAAAAGGTATGCTTGACCCCTGGTTTCCGGCAGGATAGGCGGAACAACTTTGGTAAGCGGGGTGGTGAAAGAACGCTTGGGTAGGTGCGCTATGTCGCTGAACGTAATGCTTTCGCTAATATTTAGAATGATTTGCTTGTTTACATTAAGCGATTCAGCAAAACTCAAACTATCCGTGATGTAAGCATTTTGTAGGGCGGCGCTGCCCTTGACAGACGAGTTGAGGGTGAAGGCTTCACTGACAGCAATCTTGCGGGTTGAGCGCACTACGGCAGAATCCGCCAGAGTCAGTGCGTCTGCTGTTGCCTTAGTTGCGACTCTGCGAGCAGCAATACTTTCAACAAAGGCAATAGTTTGTGACACGCCACGATTGCGGTTGACGTTGTTGGCTATGGAATCCCTGAAAGAGATGGTGTCAAAAATGTTGGCAGGAAGTCCACCAATAAGCACATAGAGGG